TGTTTCCTCGTCACGCTTCATCGCCACGACTTCCTCGGGCGACAGCTCTTGTCCGGGTTGTAGCATTATTACTGCTGGTTGACTGGGCCGATGACCTTGTAGGTCACGCGGCCGTCAGGATGAACAACGCGCTGCGCGCGGTTGCCACCAATCACAGTTTCTTCGCCTAGCGAGGCGATGGCCGCCTTAATTGGATCAGTCATCGCCGCTTGCCTCGCTGGAGTCATTACCGGGGTCGGCGCGGGAGATGCGGAGGGAGCCGGCGATCCGGTCGGCGATGGCGTGCGAGACGGGTCGGCCGCCGGCATAGGCGAGCGGCTCTGCACAATTTCCTCTACCGGCCGTCCAGTCATGCGCGACTCCAGGCGATCCAAAAAGTTCTCAATGTCGTTTTCTGCTTGGGTAAAATCTTCCATCGGTAGCTTGGTCGAAAGGCGGCTCACCGACTGCTGGGCCTTTTGACCTTCCACGTCCGTCACGGGTCCGGCGCCCTTCAGTTCGGGGAAGACGACTCGAAACACGCCACCCTCGATCTGTTTGAGCAAGCCCTCAAAGCCAGCCGCCGCGGTGCCAGCCTGCGCCTCGTTGGCAAGGCCAAACATATATTCTGGCCGACCAACCTTGTAGCCGATGGCTGCGGGGCGCCCCTTGTGGTTGCGCAACTGATTGAGCGCGTCTCGCATGATGTAAATATTGTCCAGCGAGCGCTTCTTTTCTTCTTCCGGTTTTTTTTGAAAGTCCGTCAGCTTTAGTTGCAGCTCTTCCTGCTGCATCTTGCGCATCGGGTCGTTCGCCGCCGCCGCCGCCTGGCGCTCGTCCTTCATTGATTGCGACATGTCTTCAGCCGCCTGTGCTGGCGTCGTGCTTATGCCCAGCATGTGGTATTTTTCCCACTCATCCTTTATGGCGTCTGGCCAGCTCTCGTTGTAGGGCTGCCTTAGAAAATCAAGATTGGCCTGCCTGCCAATCGGGGCAATGGCCATGTTGGCAAAATCTTGTGGCGTTGGCTCTCGAGCGCCCTCTTGTTCTGGGGCGATGTCCAGCGCAGCCAAAGAATTACGAATGCTGGTTTCGTTGGGGTCGTAGGTTGGGGCGCTCATTAGATACCAGGAGGATAAGGAAGCGGCTTGAGTCCATTGGCTGCGCGGCGGCGGTTGGCCGCGTCCCATGAGGCGCGTCCTCCGGGAATGGCCGGAGCTGGTGTTGCTGCGGGAGTTGGTGCGCCGGCGAGAGCGGGAAGCGGCGTGTCCACGGATGGCGCAGGTCCGCCTGTCGGCAGCGGCGGCTCAACCGGAGCCATGCCAGCCGGCGGCGTGTAGGTCGCATTGCCGCCCGCGATGTTGGCCGCATTCTTCAGGCCTGCATTCACAAACGGCTGCTGCTGCTGCACGCCAAGTTTATTACCAACCAACTGCGCGTTGATCATCGAGGGCATCAACGGCGAGATGGTTTCGCTCACATTGTACCAGTCCATGTCATTCTTGAGCTTGCCGCCGGAGACCGCTTCAAGCTGATCCATGGAGATGCCCATCGATGGCGAGACGACCTTGAAGACATCCTTGAAGGCGCGGCCCTTGGCCTTGCGTCCTTCGATTTCACCATACATCTGCCCGATGCCGGCCAGCGCCCCGCCAATATCCTGGCCGAGCTGTCCCATGGACTGGGCGTTGGTTTGCGCGGCACCCATCATGCCTTGGGCGATGATGCGTCCGCTTTGATCTGATTCTTGGGGTGCGTATCCAAACATAGTTTTGTTCTCCTTCGTTGTTAAGCAGCTTCGGCCCGCAGGTAGCTGGGGCGTTCTTTTTGTGACCATCTGAGCTGATCGCTCACATTGCTCACCAATTGGCCAAGCCGTGGGCACAGCACCTCGGCGGGTCCGTCCTTGGCCATGCACGCCGTGCAGGCGGTCACATAGTCAGGGTTGTCACCTTTGTCCTCCCGCTCCTGCCATGTCTCGCCGACCTTCTCGTAGCGGCCATGGTGGATGGGCAAATTGTTCTCCTCGATGTAGCGCCACACGTCCTCATCGCTGAAGAGGCGGATCGGGAAGACGAGGCTGGCGCTGTCCAGGTTGCGCGCCACATCGGTGCGGATCGTGATGTCGCCGTAGACCGCATCCGTATCGCTCGCCTTGTGGCCATGGAACATCGCATCCCACGGCCAGTTGAACGTGCCGGTCGGCCGCTGGTAGATGTCATTGAGTCCGCAGACAAAGTCCTCGCCGTCCTTCGGAGCGCGGATGCCGGTCGGCAGCATATTGTAGCGGGCGCCGATCTGGTAGTATCCGGCAATCTCCACCTCGCCGCCGCCGTCCTGCACCATCGTGGCCGAGGGCGGGAAATCGTAGACCCGCAGTCCGTAGTGCTGGATCACCGCATCGGCGAACCGATACTTGTGCGGCTGCCAAGGCTCGCGGTGGAAGACAACCGGCAGGTCATCCCGGTGCCGCCGCACCAAGTCCAGCACCACCATGCTGTCCTTGCCGAAAGAGCAAGCGATGCACGGCTGGCCAAACTCCGCGAGCGACTGCTCGATGAGCCGGTGAGCGTAGGAGACTTTGTCTTCGTAGGTCATTAGAAAGAAACGCCGCCGAGGGCCATGCCCATGCCGACCGATCCGAGGCCGGAGGCCACACCGCCGCCGATCCCGCCAAGCATCCCCATCATGCCCGCGTTCTGCTGGGCACCGGCTTGCATTGCTGCGGCCTGCATGGCGGCATTATTGTTAAGCGCAGAATTTCTCAGGCTCATGCCCATATTCGTGTTGAAGCTGGCCACGTTGCCGCTTTGCGTCAGCGAGTTGCCAAAGATGCTGCCGACCTGTCCGGTGGTGTTCGACAGGGTGTTGGTTCCCAACTGAAACGCCGGGCCAATCGACTGACGAAACGGATCAAGCTCAGTATAAGCACCAGCTAGTCCAACCCGCCGCTGCCTGCGCGCCAGATCCATCTGGTTGACGTTGGCAGCAAACCCACGCCGCGCATCCAAACGCTGTTGCCCATAGGCATCACGATTGAGGATTTCTGCCGCGCTGCTACCCATCGAGGTGCCAAGCCCGCGAGCAGCAAAGGCCGCGCGTGCCGACTGCGAGGCTTCGCGCTGCTGCTCCGGTGAGAGCGAGCGGCCAAGGGCCAGCTCAGACTCCGCATCCCGCTGAAGCTGCGCCTCAATGGCATTAGGCGCGGACGCCGCTTGCAGCTCCTCGCCGATGACGCCGCGTGTGCGCTGGAGGTATTCGTTGTTGAGGCGACCGGCGAGCTGGTCGGCGGTCCCAAACTGCATGTTGATGTATTGCGGATAAAGCCGCTTAATCGACTCCTCTTCTGCGGCAATTTGTGCATTGGCCACGCGGATCGACGCGGCGGCCATTTTGTCGTAATCGATTGGCGCGGGCGCCGCTGGCACTGGTTGCGGCGCGGGTGCGCTTGGTCCTTTTCCTCCCATATTATTGTCCTCCTGTTTTCTTAATTAGTTTGTTCCAATCGTAGACTCGCGGCTCAAAGCTCCCCCTGCGGCACCATGCCGCGTATTGCTGCGGGCGTGTCGCCACACGCATAAACTCCCGCACAGGGTTTGCGCGGCCAACAGCAGCAGCCAGAGTGACGAACCAAGTGTTAGGCTCGCCGCTTTCAAAGCACTTCTCCTCCGCGTTCCACCGCAACTCGCGGGCCAGCAAGAACACTTCCGGTGTGGCATAGACTAAGCCCGCCGACAAATGCTCGCCGACAAGATCCCAGAAATCTTGCGTGCTGTGGTTGTCCCACCATTCTTTTGCGCGTTGCCATGGGGTCATGCTTAGAACTTGATGCAATAAAGCAGCGCGATGTTCGCTGGACGGGTTTCGGTGCCGCCAAACGAACCGCTTTGAAAATTGGACATATTGTCTGCCATGCGTGTTATTTGTCCGCCCGCGCCACCCGTATTGTTTGCACCGAGCAGTGTGTGCGTGTGTGCTTTTAATTCATCCGCCTGCTTCGCCCCAAACGTCCCTGCCGCCGTGCCGTCGCTGTTGGTTCCACTGCCGCGCACGAAGTAGCCGCGCAGGTCGGGCAAGGCGAAGGTCGTGCTGCCATCGCCCGCGCCGTAGGTCGTGCCTATGGCGCTGAAGAGCGCGGCGTAGGTGCTGCGGCTTACTGCGGCGCCGTCTGCTGCCAACCAGCCAGCGGGGGCGCTATTCATGGCGAAGGGCATCACGGCTCCAGCGGGCAGCAATGCTTGCGCTGTCGCCGTCACCATGTTGGCCGAAGCCACCGTAATCGCCGTGGGCAAGGCCCCAGTCGCCAACTTAGACAGCGCAATCGCCGCGCTCGCCGACACATCGGCGTCCACAATGGTCCCAGCAGTCAACGCCACGGTGCTCTGGCTGAGTTCGTTGAGTTTAGTCGGCGTAACGGTCTCGCCGGAAACGAAGGTTTTGATGGGGGTGATCGTGAGTGTTGCCATGATTTTGTTCCTTAGTTGTTAAGCTGCGTTCCTTGTCTCAGTCGGCGGGTTGCTCGGTCCTGCCGCCTCGATGCTGACGTTGCGGATCTCCGGCCGGTTGGCCGTGGTTAGAAATTCCAGTTCGCAGTAATGCGCTTTCTGCCGGATCGGCTGTTTGAGCGTGTAGTCTTCGGCGAGGCCGGACGTGTTGGTCTGTCCCGGCACCAGCGTGATCGTGGCGTCAGGGTTAATCGTGATCGCCTTGACCGTGACCGATCCGGTGTTCGGTAAGACAACATCGGCGAGCGAGCGGACGAAGCGTTTCGTTGACATGCTGCCCATGCCGTAGCGGCGGGTGACGATGCGGCCGGGGACCGGCGTGATGACATCGGCCTGCACGTCGGGCGACTGGTCGCCTTCTTCGATTTCATCAAGGAGCATGAGGCGACCGGCCTTGTTACTGACAAAGAGGCGGCGCTCGTTGGCGCGGGTGGCGACAACGAAGTCATCCACGCCGAAGCCGTAGATGTCGCGGGTTTCCCACTGGTCATTCAGCGCATTGTAGAGGAAGACGCCGTTGTTGTTGTCGGCACCGGCGAGCGGGACCGCCAGATAGTAGCGGTTGGAATACCAAAGCCCGACCGAGTTCTTGAGCAGGGTGGCGTTGAGGTCGTCGAGCTGGTTGGCGATGGGATCGCTGAGAGGCTTGGTGTCGCCGCGCAATTTAAGGTCGAGGCGGCTGTCGAGACGGTAGACGCCGGAGTCACTGAGGAAATAGACAAACTGGCCTGCTGTAGCGATAGACCGGCGGGCCGCGCAGCCGACCTCGTCGGTGAGGAGTGTGAGCTTGCTGAGAGCCGTGTCGATGGCCGTGCTGGCGCCGTCTACGCTGGCGAACTGATTGACCTCCGCGAGCCAGATGGACTTTCTACAAAAGACGAGGAAGCTGTTCTCCACCCACGGATGCACCGCGACGACGAAGTCATTGCTGCCTGCACCGGCGCGGAAGGACTGCCAATACGGATCGTAGGTGTTGGCGTCCAAAATATCGCTGATGAGCACGTTGTTTTTGCCGTCTGGCAGGACGAGGCGGTTGTTGACGTAGGTGCCCCAAGGTGTGCTGCGCATGGTCTTGTAGGTCGCCGACATTCCGGTGGGCACGCCTGCGGGACTGCGGACAAAGGACGTTGCGATACCATCCCAGTAGAGAGGGCATTTGACGCGGCGGATGGTGCGGCCGCTGGTCGTGGCGTCGGTCGCGGTGCCGCTCGGCACAGTGATCGTGAAAGAGTTCGTTGAGGACGTGGCGATGTCGTATTCCACGCCGTCAAAGGCCGCGACATTGCTCCCCTCGATGCGCACGCGGGCACCGGCGGGGAATCCGTGGCCGGTCAGGTTGACGGTCGCCGTAGTGGACGCCACCGTGATGCCGCCGGTCGTCACGTTCTTGATGACCCAGCCCGGACGCGAGGCATCGGCTTCGCGGAACAAGTAAAGGCGGTCGTTGGCCTGCACCATGCTGACAGTGTCAGTCGGCTCGATGACCTCGTCCGGTGAGGTCGGGTAGGCAAGCTCCTGCGGGAGCACGCTGATGACGATGGTGTCGCCGTTCTCGTCCACGATCTCCTCTCCGGTGTCAGTGACCAGAAAGCCGCCCGCCCAGACACCGGCGAAGGATTGGTTGTCGTCAAGGAGGATGGTGTAAGCGCGGTCGCCGCCCGCCAGCACAACGATCTCGGCGCTCTGCACTTGATCCGGCGAGCGGTAGACAGATGCCGCAAAGATGCCGCCAGAATAGACGCTCTGCACCACCGGCGCGTTGGGCGCAGGGTTCAGCACAAAGGGCACCGTGAGCGGCGAGCTGGCCACGCTGATGGCGTCCGCCATGCGCTTGGCACCCTTGCGCGTCACCGCAACCCCGCGATCCAGCCGCATGTTCTCCGATAGCTGGAGCATGCCAGCGGGCAATGCCACCGGATTGATGCGCGAGGCATAGCCTGCGAATCCGGCGTCACCGTCGCGTAGGATGGGGCTTTCGAGGGGCATTTAGCGAAAGATGGAAACGCAGCAGCTTGCGATGTCGTTGGTCATCGCTTGGTTGGCGCCATTGTCTGTTACGACACGAAGCGCCGTTGTCGTTGGCGCGACAGACTGTTTTGCCGATAATGAAGGAACCCCAATCGCGCTGTCGGCTCCGGCGCCAAACGTAAAACAATAGTTTGCGTCAGGCAGCGCGGTCGTGAACGTAATGGTGTAATCACCGGTGCCATTTTTTAGCACGCTGGACACATTCCCGCTGGCGCGAATCAATACGTTAGCTCCGTTGGTTGAGGCGCCGGTGTCGGCCGCGTTGCGTGTGCCGTTAAAGTTAACCCAAGCACGGCATCCATAAATCGGCGCTGATCCTGTTTGTGCCCCGTCCAGTTTGGCGGCAGTGATTGCGCCATTATTGACCATCGCCGTGACAACCTTGCTGCTCCCAATCGCGGTCACGCCAGCATTGCTGATCGTCACGTCACCAGTCACCGCCACCTTGGTCGCCACGTTGCTGCCGTTGCCGACAAGGATGTTGGCGCTGTCCAAGGACGCGAGCTTGCTGAAGGCAATCGCCGCCGCCGCATCGATGTCCGCATTGACCAGCCCGCCGCGCACAACGGAGGCGGCGATGCGCTTGGTCAGTCCGCTTTGCTCGATGACGAACTCGTCGCCGGATGCGAGTGTGGTTGCTTGGGTTAGTTGTCCGATTGTTTTGGCCATGATTAGTTGAGAGTTGAGGGTTTAGAGTTGAGGGTCAGACCAGATCCTTGCGCGGATGGGTCAGGACATAGCTGACAGTCTTCGCGTTGTTGCGTTTCATCTCGGATTCAACGAGGGAGATGAAGGCGGGCCACTGGGCGGGCGGCAGGGTCTGGCAGCCTTCGCTGTTGGTGCGGGTGATTCCGCCGCGATGGATGTTAATGCCGAAGTAGCCGGTCTCTTCCTTGCCGCCGTCGCGCTGGATGGTGACTGCATCGCCTTGGACCAGAGCTTTGTAAGGGTTGCCGCTCCGAATGCCGTGCTTGCCCAGTTTGTAGCGGTAGACTCCTGACTTGAGGGATGCATAGCCCTTGCCGATCTTGGGGTTAATTCCGTAGCGGGCCGGATCGACGTTGGCGTTGAAGGCAACGTGTGCGTTGGGCGAGACAAGGATAATGGCATCGTCATAGATTCCGCGATCCTGCTTGCCCTTGGCGCCCATGCTGTCGCGGTAGTAGCCACGGATGCCGACCAAGCACACCGGATCGCTGACGTTGGCAGCCTTGAGCTGCTTCAGCGTCTCGTCGCGCTTTTGTTGTGGTCGGCTTTTAGGGATCACTTGCTTGGCTCTTTGACGGTCTTCGCGTCGAAGGTGACGGTGGCTTGTTGCTTCAAGAAGTCATAGCCGACGGTGACGCAGCTCGTTGTCGCCAGAGCGACAACGCAGAGGGCTGAGACTTGAGTTAGAGACTTGAGTGAAGGGCAGCGGCGGGTCCGGAGGCCCCGCCC